ATCCGAACCGATTGCCCAGGTGGCATCGCGATGCCTGGGCGTGATAGTGACTCGGCCGGTGGGCGTGGAAAAGCCCCGGCGAGCGTTGGCTCAGCCGGGGCTGTGTTGTCGGTGGGGCTTGGCTAGGGGTTGGGCGGCTTGGGTGGGTCGTCGTCCTCTGGTGGGAGGTGGGGCTTGTGCGTGCCTGTGATTACAAGAATTAGGGCAAAGGCAAGGGCTGCCGTGGCCATCAGGGCGCCAAGTAGGAAGTCAAGGGTGCGGCTCATTGGGTGACTACGTCGCGGAGGCTGGCGGTTCGGTGGTGGCGGCGGGCTACGTGTTCGGACACGGTGGCGGGCCAATCGCTGGTGAATTGGGGCTGGTATTCGGTGCGGGGTTTGGGCGGTGCCTTGGTTATGGTGGAGATGCTGAGCGGTCTGTGAGGCTTGCGCGTGTCGAAGGAAACGGCGACGTTGTCTTTGACTGGTACCGGGCAGGCGGTGGTCGCGATGGCTACGGCCTCGGTGGTGGTGCCGAATGCCCACCCGTGCCCGGGGATTTTGGCGGAGTAGAGTCCTGCTTGGTCATCGCGGGCGACGGTCAAGCGCTTGGCGGCGAGGTCGAGGTGGGCGAAGGCAAAGTACCCTCTGATTGCGGCTAGGCCATCGGTCGACTTGGCCAGCAAGGCGCGGAGGATAAGCTCGCTGTCGCAGGTGGTCGACTCGTTCCTGTACTCGTCGGAAGAGACAACGCCGTTGTGGATCAAGGCGTGGTTGGGCGCGAGCATTGGGTGGGTGTTGGTCAGGCTCTTGCCGCAAGTTGCGGTTCTGCCGTGAATCAGGAGCGGGCCTCCGTTGCTTGCCTCCTTGGTGTTCTCGGCGTGGTGCCACCCATCGCACCAATCGGGTTGGCGGTCGGTGAGTGTTGGGGCGCTGCTTCGGATATGGGCGAGTCGGCCGGAGGCTGAGATCCAAGCGGCACCGAATCCGTCACGCTCGCGGGAGCGGTCGAAGTAGCGCCAAGCGGTGCGGATCAGGTGATTCCGCTGGGCGGGATTGTGCCCGGTGAGAATTAGGATTTTGCACATTGTGGGGGTCTCCTTATTCGGCCTCCGTGGTGGCGGTCGGGGTGGTCGTGGCGTAAAGGGCCGGGTTGAGCTGCTGGTGGCGGCCGCGCCAATATGCGCGTTCGTAGTCGGTGAGCGGCAACTGGTCAAGGCTGGCAAGGCAACTGCTGGCGGGCTTGGGCTTGCGGGCGACGGCGCGGATGGTCTCCAACAAGCGGATCCACGCGAGGGTCTTGGTATAGTCCACCGTCCCGGAGTGCAGGCGTATCTCAATGGTGCGGTGGGTGTTCCAAGCCATCACGTTGACCGCCCGGTAGCGGTCGCGGGTGCTGACGCCAAACTTGCAATAGCTGTTCTCTCGGCGGCTGGCGGGGACTAGTTCGCGCAGGGCGAAAATCCAAGCGTCCATCAGGCGAGCAACTCGGACGGCCTCGGCCTCGGTCGGGATGTTGCGGGCGTCGAGGTGGACATGCAGCCCGGTGCTGCGGTTTACGGAAAGGCCGGCATCGGACAGAATCTTGCACAGTCGATGCAAGCGGGGCTCGGCGGTCTGGCGGTCGAGTAAGGCACGGATCTCGTGCCCGTAGTTTCCTGCGCCGGCGCGGATTGAGCCATCACTCACGCAACGGGTCCACATTGGAAGCCGGGCGATAAGGTCGGGCCGGTCAATCGGGCCGACACATTCGAACTCAATCCCGAGGGCGTGGGAATATTTGAAGGCCGTGCGGGTGGTCAACGGGATTTCGGCGTTGGGGCGAAGGGGCACGCATTCCCATCGGGTGCGGACGGTGGAGCGGTCGTTTGTCTGGCGGGGCGCGGGGCGGAAGCGGAGGCGGTAGTCGCGGATGCGGCTGGTGCAAAGGTCGCGGGCATAGTTGGGCAGCGTGCTTCGCAGTTTGGCGGAGAGCCTGCGCTCGCTGCGGGGGCCGACCTGCCGCAGGACAAAGCCGGGGACGAAAACGCCGTGCCCGAATCGGACGTTAATGGCGACGGCCTCGGTGGGGTCGTGTCCAAGCAATCGGGCGAGGTTCTCGGCGATTGCCTGCGCGGTCGCGAGGTCAACGGGCGTGTCCATTTCGGTGTAAGCTCCCGCCGGGAAAGTGGCGCGAAGGGTCTTCCAACTGATCTTGTGTTTCATTGTGTTTGGTCGCGTAGTCACGCCGTGTCGCGGCGGCCCTTGCCCGGGCGGGGTTGAGGCGTGTGCCTCGAAAGCGGGAGGCGGCTTGCGCCGCCGGGGTCAAGCGGGGGTCAAGGGCAGGTAGGCGTTCAAGACGCGGCAGGCGTATCCGTGAAGGCTCCAAGCGTGGGCTCGCATCGTTTCCGATGCGTCGGGGTGGCGCAGAACTTTCTCGGTGTAATGAATGGCGTTGGATAGTTCCTTGACGCGCTTGTTGTGCTCGGCGTGCCATTGGCGGCGGATGCAGGGCTTGCCTCGGGCGTTGTCCATTCCTTCGGCGGTCGATCGGACCTTATCAACCGCGAGGTCGAGCTGAGCGCATCGGTGGGCGATGTCTTCGTTGGTGGTGAGTGTCGGCGTGGTGTTCATCGTTCTGAAGGAGACGGTGACACGGGCCCGGGATTTTTCCAGCTCAATAATCTGACATTTTCTGTCAGGTTCGGCCGCCGGATTTCACTTCAATTTGAAATGAAGCGAAGGCGAGGGCGGCTGGCAACGGTCGCAGGGGAGGGTAGATGCAAGAGAATGGCGAAAGCCATTCTCACTATCACGGTTGAACTACCCCTAGCCGTTGCCCAGCCTTGTGCCCGGCTGATCCACCCCTAGCCGTTGGTAGAATGGCACCCTATGAGAAACGGCCTTGCAGGGCGATTTACGGGGCGATCCGATAGCAGCCGCTACTACGCCTCCAGCCCAGAGGCCAGAAGGCGTAAAAACGCCTACAACAAGGCCTATCACGCGACGGAGGAGCGCCGGGACTACCGCTCTGAGCTCAATCAGGCCAATCGGAAGATGGGCAAGAAGGGCGACGGCAAGGATGTGAGCCACACCCGCAGCGGGAAGCTGGTGTTGGAGGGGCGGAAGAGCAATCGGGCCCGCAATGGGCACGGGGGAAGACGACTTTTGTAAATCCGCGCTTGACGGATGCGGTTGTCCTGCTACTCTCCGTCTTGCCAGTCGTTCTATGTGTTAATCGTATGGGAGTGTCGCCCTGTACGGTGGAACCCACCTCACGCTTAGCGGGGGTGGGTTTTCCGTTCTTAGGTTAGAAGGATGGATGGTCCGGCTCCGACCTGTGCAAGGCGGTTCTTGGGCCTACTGGCGGGGAGCCTGACGAATTTACCAACTCCCCTTAATGTTGGCTCCTTTGGGAGTGAACGTGCCGAGAACCACGGGCAATGGCCTACCAGCGTGGCGGCAGCACCCGGAAACCTCGTCTCTCGGCAGACAGCGTTCTAGTGGTTCATCCAGCAATGGGTGAACTCTGCCCCCGTGTTCCTGCATCAGCACCAGCGTCCTGTAGGGAGCTAAAGTGTGGCGTAAGTCTATGAATTGAAGAGCGAAACAAATCTCCTAAAGAAAAAGCTCGCAGCCCCTAACAAAAAGTGATTGGGTGCTGGGGATGAAAGACAACACATTGAACCTCACCTGTGAAGATCAACTTCAGCTTGCTGTGAAGTTTATGGCGTGTGAATACGCCATTGACGGGATGTTGCGGCATTTCCCGGCTCCTGAGTGCAAGGAGCAGGAGCACGCTGTCAACTGGGCTAAGGATACGCTTGGCTGGCTGAAGGAGTGTCGGGAGGCGGCTGGGCTGCCTTACGACTACAAGGACATCACCGAATTTTCCCTCCCGTTCTTGGGGGGCAATGACCAAACCAACAACCAAAACTAACCATATGCCAATCGTCAAAGCTGAGAGTAAGGGTATTGATCCGGTGCCTGCTGGTGTCCATCAGGCCGTTTGCTACGCCGTCATTGATCTGGGGACGCAGGACCCGGGCAATCCGCAATTCCGGCCCAGCCGGAAGGTGATGCTGATGTGGGAGCTGCCCCACGAAACCATCAGCACGCCGGATGGGGTGAAGCCGCGCATCATCTCGTCTGAGTACACGATGTCCATCGGCAAGAAGGCTACGCTGCGTGGCGTGCTGGAGAGCTGGCGTGGGCGTCCGTTCACGGCGGATGAGCTCAATGCGTTCGACCTGAAGAACATCCTTGGGGCGAATTGCCAGCTCAACGTGGTACACAAGCCCGGGAAGGCCGACCCCAGCCGGGTGTATGCCCGCATTCAGGGCGTGGTGCCGCTGGTGAAGGGGATGGCCCCGCTGAAGCCGGTGAACGATGTCATCCTGTACGACATCCCTGAGAATGGTCCCATCACGCTGCCCAAGGGGCTGCCTGAGTGGATTGGGGCGAAGATCACGGCCTCGGATGAGTACAAGCAGCGCACCGGGGGCGGCATCACGGAAGCCACTACGGAAAGTGGTGGAAATGGTGTTGACGAAGACGTACCCTTCTAATCCTACTGAGGGGGAGGCGACACCTCCCCCTCTTTTTTTCCTATGAACACAAAGAACGTCACATTCAAACTAGCGGCTAGCCCGCTGTACAATTTGGGCTATTGGCTGTCCAAGGCCTGCACGCACCGGCTGAACGCCCTCTATTCCACGGGCTGGGAGAAGAAGGAGGAGCGCAAGTCGATGCGGATGGCCGCTCGGCACGTTTCCCGTTGCCTGAAGACCGCAAAAGCGGAGGGGCTGCTGTGAGCATCCTTCTCTGCCTGCTTGCGTTCGTTATTGGGGTGAACGTGGGCGTCATCATTCAAAGCGAATCTGGTCCTGACAACAACGACTATGACTGACACACCAAGAACGGAAGCGGCCAAGCTGGAGGTGCTGCAAGTGGGGCGCCCTGCACGGGTGAACGCCTCCTTTGCGGAGGAGCTGGAACGTGAGAACCAACTTCTCCGTGAGGAGCTTGAGCAGCAGGCCATCTGCAATGGTGCAGGGGCCTCGCGGGAGCTGTCCTTGCGGGCCACCATTGACGCCCTTCAGAAGGAGCTCTGCGTGCTGAGGGAGCGCATCGTGAAGGAGGGCTACATCGTCACCAACTTTGACGGGACGATTGAGCTGGCCATTGACCCGTGGCACAAGCGAGAGAAGGAGGTGAAGCCGTGAACGACCGGGAAATCACACCATATCAGCGCATTGCCGACCTAGAGCGCGAGAACGCCGCGCTGCGGGAGGAACTGAAATCATCACGAAAGCTAGTCGATGCGCTGATTATCAAAGCCGATGCGTTCGACTATCTGGCGTGGCTGGAAAAGAAACGCGGCGAGGAGGAGGGATTGCAGGGCGCGGATTTCCTGTGCCTAGCAAGCGACGGAACAACGTGCTGGGGCAAAACGTATCTGGAGGCCGTGCGGATTGCCGAACAGCAAGACCGCATTGCATTTGATAGCGCCGCCATCGACGCCGCACGAAAGGAGCAGCCGTGAGCGATCCAATGCACGATAAAGAACAGATGTTTACTGTGCATAGTCTTCTTACTCCGAAAGGCGAAGGCTTGAGCCTTTTCCAAATGCCTGCTGAGAGGTGGGAGTGGGTGATCTTCGGAGATCCCGCGCTTATCACCATCAGGCTGCGCGGAGATGTGTCGTGGTGGCGCAGGATGACTACCAAACTTTTGTTTGGATCAACGTGGAGGAAACTGTCTTGAACGCAAAACTCGTCAGCATCACTCAGCCCTGTGCGGACCTCATCCAGCAGGGCATCCTCACCGCAGACGACCTGATCGCGTATTGCGCTCGGGTCAGCAATCCCTCGAACCAGACCAACACGGAGACGGCTCCTCGCCTCCTCGCCTACTGCATCAGGCACGGGCATTGGAGTGTCTTTGAGACTGCCTCGATGACCGTGGAAGTGGAGACCAGCCGGGCCATTGCCGCCCAGCTTCTCCGCCATCGCTCGTTCACGTTCCAAGAGTTTAGCCAGCGCTATGCTACGGCCTCTGAGTTTGAGCCCGTGGAGCTACGCAAGCAGGACACCAAGAACAGGCAGGCGTCTGGTGATCCAATGGACGACCCAGCATTGGACGCCGAGGTGAAGACGCGGCTGGAGGAGGCGCAGCAGACATACGAACGCCTGATTGCTCGCGGCGTTAGCAAGGAGACGGCCCGTATGGTGCTGCCTCTTGCCACCCGAACGCGCCTGTACGTGACAGGGAATGTCAGGTCTTGGATTCATTATTTCGACCAGCGGTGCTCTGAGCACACGCAGCGGGAGCATATGATCCTCGCCTATCAAATCGCCCGCATCTTCGCCCAACAGTTTCCGAATGTGTGGAACGCGCAACAGCTCAGAGAAGGCGGCGGCATTCCGCCAAGCCTGAGCTTTTACCGGCAGGTGATTAAGAAGTCAGTAGTAATGAAGGTAAAGCCTAAGAAGCCGTGAACGAACTAGCCCTTGCCGCCTTGTTCCAAGCCATCGTGCAGATTGAGAGCGGCGGCAACCTCAAGGCTCGCAACGGGGATGCCTACGGGCCTGCCCAGATCAAGCCTGTCGTAGTGGAGGACCTGAAGCGTGCGGGCTACGACGTTTCCCTGCGTGAGCGGGGCACGATGGAAGGGTCCTTTCGCCTGTTCAAACTGTACACCCAGCATTGGGTGCAGCGGCGCAAGCTGAAGGACACGCCTAGGACCCGGGCGAACATCTGGCGATATGGCCCGTTCAACGCCAAGACCACGCACAACGAGATCACCTACTACTCCAAGCAGGCGGAGTTTTTGATGAGCCAAAAGAAATAGCTTTACTTTGCCCGACTTGGGCATCACCAACGACACGAACACTAACACATATGAGCGAACATTGGTACACACGCGACGGTAAGAGCAGCCACACGCGGCTTACGAAGAAGGGCACGGAGAGGGCTACCACCCTCCGCGATGCGCGGCTGGAGGGATTGCTGCCCTCCGTTTCCTCCATCCTGAACGAAGCCTACAGCCCTGAGCTGGAGCGCTACAAGCAGTCGCGTCTGCTGGACGCCTGCCTCAAGTTCACGCCTGATGCCTTCTCTACCACCGAGGAATGGAAGAAGGCCATCCGCGAGGAGGCTGATCGTGAGATGGTGGAGGCCCAGCAGTTTGGCACCGCCTTCCACAAGGCGATGGAGACTGGCGAGCAGATTGATGGTATGGATGTCTTGGTCGCTGCCACCAAGGGCGCGATGGACAAGCTGCTCATCGACGGGCTGGAGGTGATCGAGCAGGAGGTGGTGCTGGTCAGCAAGGATATGGGCTACGCGGGCACCACGGATGTCCGCTACATCCGCAATGCCCGCAACGGCATCCTCGACTTCAAGACAACGAAGACGACCCCGGGTGAGCCGGTGCTGCTGAAGATGTCGCACAAGGCCCAGATTGCGGCCTACCACCACGCTGCCTTCCCTTGGTTAAACCCTTGGGAGCGCGAGGGCATCAACGTGTACGTCAGCAAGACCGAGCCCGGGCGTGTGGATGTCATCCACTACACCGAGGCCGAGCTGGAGATTGCGTGGCAATGGTTTCAGGCCTGCTGCGTCCTGTGGCGTCTGCGTCGTAGCTACGACCCCCGTAAGGAGGTGGTGTAATGAGCGCCGACCTTCCGCATTCCGAAGAGGGTGAGCGCATCATTCTCTCCTGCATCTTGCTCGATGGCCCGCCGTCCTTGGCCAAGGCCATTGATGGGCGCATCGACGAGGGCTGCTTCTATCTGCCCCAGCACCGCAAGCTGTGGCGTGCCATCCAATGGCAGCACAAGAACAATCATCCGCTTGAGCTTCATGCCTTGGCTGAGGAGCTGAAGAAGATGGGCAAGCTGGACGAAGTGGGCGGCATCCCGGGCCTCGTGGAGATGACGCAGCTCGTCTGCACCACGGCCCAGCTCAACCATTGGATTGATGTAGTGCGTCAGCACTACGTGATGCGTGAGCTGCACTCCACCTGCACTCGGATGGCCGAGAAGACGCTGGCCCATAGCGGAGGGGTAGAGCCCTTCGTGCTGGAGGTGAACAACCTCCTGACAAAGCATCACGCTGGCACCAAGCAAGTGACGCTGGCCGACGCCTCGGACGAGGCCATTGCCCTCATCGGGCGCATTCAGGATGGCACGTACACGGACAAGGACACGGGCATCGACTTCCCGTGGCCCGAGTGGAACCGGCGCTTCGGCCTAGCCAAGCCCGGTGAGCTCATCATCCTGTCCGCCCGTCCCGGTATGGGCAAGAGCTCTTGCTGCCGCCAGATTGCCCAGCATTGGTGCAAGCAGGGCAAGGTGCTGCTGTTCAGCCGAGAGATGCCGGTGAAGCAGATGGCCCCGTTGTTTGCCCAGACTACCACGGGCATTAGCTTCCGCGACATCCTTGCTGGTCGCTCGACGATGGACGACATCGAAGTGTTCAAGCGTGAGCTTGGTAAGGTGAAGGCGTTGCCCATCGAAATCTACGACCAAGACCGGACGCTCAGCCACATCGTCACCCGGGCCAAGGCCTTCGCTCAGGTGAGCAGGCCCAAGGCCATCTGCGTGGACTACCTCCAGCGGTATGACGCCCAGCAGGAGCGCGGGGAAACCCGTGATATGGCCCTTGGTCGCTTCACGATGGCGATGAAGGACCTAGCCATCGAGCTACAGGTGCCTGTCGTCCTGCTGGCTCAGTTAGGCCGCAGCGTGGAACGCGAGAACCGCGAGCCCCGGATGTCTGACCTCCGCGAGAGTGGTAATCTGGAACAGGACGCCGACCGCATCATCTTCCTGAATGCGCCTGACCACCGGCCTGACGGGGTAATGCAGCAGCTCACGGATAATGACTTGCGTTTCATCTACGTGGACGCCATCCAAGCCAAGGGTCGCAGCGACGGCACGGGCCGTTGCGGAATGATGTTCGACCGTCCCATCACCAAGCTAATGTCCCACCAGCCCGCCTGATGAACTCCGAAAACCTTTCCGAAAAGTCCCTTGAACTCATCCTCGGGGACCGCAACGACTCCTACGGCACACCCGCCGACGACTTCAACGGCATTGCCCTCATCTGGAGCGGCATCCTCAACCAGAAGCTCAAGGACGAGATTACTGGTGAGGATGTCGCCCTGATGATGGTAGGCCTGAAGCTTCGCCGCGAGGCCCACAAGTCCAAGGAGGACAACATTGTGGACGCCCACGGCTACCTTCATTGCCTGCAATGGCTACGCACCGGGCTGCGTCCGGCGCGGGGGTACGAGCAATGAGCTTCGGATTCGACGTATCCGAGACGATGCGGTCCATCCGCATCATCTTGGAGAAGCACACCAAGAATATGGATTGGAACGAGTCGCTGCCCGACGAGAAGCAGAAGGACCGCACCTTCCGGCGCATCACCGATCCTGAGATCATCATCGCCATCGACAAGGCCATCAAGGAGCCCGGCGCCCAGAACCAGCTTGTGGCCGAGAAGTATGGCGTCAGCCGCACCACGGTGTCCAACGTCCGCAGGCGAGGCGCCCAGTATAAGGGGATGCCTGAGACCGAGGCTGGCATTCGCAACTGGCTGAAGGCCAAGGACAAGAAATACCGTGAGAGGGGCAAAGTCTGAACTAACTAGGGCTGGCGGCAAATGGACAGAGGCACGCTATTGGTCGTTCTTGCGAAGCGCCTTGCGGCGTGCCTTTGTTCGTTGGCCCGTAAACTACGACGCTCGAAACGGCGCCCGCAGGCCATACGTGGGCCCGTCCAAGCAACAGAAGTGGGAGTACGAGTGTTCGATATGCAAAGGCTGGTTTCCAATGAAGGGGACACAGTTGGACCACGTAAACCCGTGTGGGCCCTTGAAAAGCCTCTCCGACCTCCCGGGTTTTGTGGAGAGGCTTTTCTGCGAAAGAGAGGGGCTCAGGGTGCTGTGCAAACCGTGCCACCAAGAGGTGACCAATGCAGCTAGACATCTTCGGACAGAAGGAGGAGGCGCCCAAGCCATCCCCGAAGGAAATCCCGAAGCTTCCCCCGAAGCTCCACCATCTAAGCGCCCTGCAAAGCGCCGAAGAGTGGATGTTCCAAAAAGCCCGCCCTTACGCGGTAAGGAAGTTCGGACCGAATAAGACGTTCATTGAGAATCTATGAAGACCACCGGCCTGTTCACCACCCATAAGGTAGTAATCAATCAGCCCTGCGACAGGCCGATCAAGATCATCCCCTTTGGCGATGTGCACCGTGATAGTGATATGCATTGCGGAACCAAGTGGCGGGAGTTTCTGGCCTACGCCAAGGGCCAGAAGGACGCCTACTTCCTAGGGATGGGGGACTACTTCGATGGGATGTCCACCTCGGAGCGGGAGGGGCTCAGTCGCAGCAGCCTGCATAACACCACGATCAAGAACATCGAGAAGCTCTACAGCGAGTGGATTGAGCGGATGAGTGGGGAGTTGGCTTTTATGAAGGGGCGGCTGATTGGGATGCTGGGCGGCAATCACTTCTTCTCTTTCAACAGCGGGATGAGCAGCGACACCATCCTCTGCCAGAACCTAGAGACCCGCTTCCTAGGCGTCTGCTCATTCATCCGCCTGAGCATCCAAACTCACAAGTCCAAGGATCGCAGCAGGGGAGGGTGCTTCGATATCTTCGCCCACCACGGGGCAGGGGGCGGGAGCACCCCGGGCGCTACGTTTAACACCATCGAGAAGATGCAGCAAACTGCGGATGCCGACCTCTATCTGATGGGCCACGACCACAAGAAAGGGTGCATTCCTTCGTTTCCTAGGCTTCGTCTGGTGGAGGGAGGGGGAAGCCTCACCATACGGGAAAGAACCCCTTGGCTGGGCCGCACGGGCAGTTTCCTGAAGGCCTACGAGGACGGGGAGGTGAGCTACAACGTGGACGCTGCCCGGTCGGCCTGTGCCCTTGGCTGGATTGAGTTCGACCTATGCCTGAAGCGGGTGCACAACAGTCACGGCGATCATCTGGAGGTGTCCGTCCGTGGGACCTGCTGAGGACAAGGGCAGCCCCCTGTTCCGCCTTACAGGGGTGATGGAGACGGTCCTTACTACGGACGGCAACGGTGGCTACGCCAAGTGGTATCCCGGAAAGAACTGCTTCGTGGTCACCAGCCAAGCCCCCCGCACGGACGGAGGCTACTACCTACGCTGCGAGGTGGTGGGAGGGCCTGAATGCGGCAGGCCCTTCCTCATCGACTGCGAATGGGACTGTCCCGAGGAATGGGACAAGATGTGCGAGTGGGTCGGTTAGAAGCGGTCGGCCCGATCCCTGATCTGGCGCTGCACTTGCGGGGTGATGACGCCAGCCCTGCGGAGTGACCGATTGAGGGCGTCTGCCACCTCGGGGCTGCCGTTACGGATGAAGGTGGACATCGTACGGGCAATGGCATCAGCCCGCTCGCCATCTCCCACCGTGAGCCCGCCAAAGAGCTTGGCGAGGCCCGTGAGACCACGGCGCTCGTTCTGCACGTAGTCCCCGTAGCTCTCCATCAGGCTGCCCAACATAATCCGATCAGGCCCAGCGATGTTCCGAAGCTCTTGACGGGCATTGGCCCTGCGCTTCGGGTCGGCCATAATGGCCTCCACAATCTCCCCGTGGCTCTGGTGGATGCCTCGGGGCATAGGCACCGTATGGCCCGTCGCTGCGGCAATGATGAGGCGATTGGGGACGCCAGCCGCACGGAAGGCGTCGATGATCTTGTCGTCGGTGATGGCCTTGCTGCCCTCGGCCTGCCGCTTCAGGGCTCGGTAGATGTCGCCAAGCTGCTCCTGTCCGGCTTCGTAACGACGATTGCGCTCTTCGTAGATGGCCGCCTCGTTGATGCCAGCAAGCGACTCGTCGCCCTTGCTGTAGGCGCCCTTGAGGATGCGCTTGTAGCCCGTAAGCTCCTGCCCGAGGGGTTGGGCAACGTCACGGATGCGTACTGATGCCGACCCGAGTACGTCCACCGTCTGGGCGCGTACACCCAGAAAGCGCATCGCCTGATCGCTCAGGTTGTACTTGGTGCCCAGCTTGTTGGTTTCACCCATAATGCCCTTCTCGACACGGGTGAGGGTGCCGACGATGAACTGGGGGAGGAAGGCGCGGGTGACCAGACGCTCAAAGAGCTTCACGTTATCCCGGGGCTCCGTGATGGCCACCTGCGTGTCGTAGAAGGTGTTGGTCACCATCTCCGTGGCGCTGGTGAGCAGGGGGCCAATGTCGTCGCCAAAGAACGTGCTCTTGAGGTTGGGCAGGGGGTCGCCTCCGGTGAAGGCCTCCGTGAGCGCACCCATCATATTGGCGTGCGGCATCAGGTAGTTGAGCGGCACGTAGGTGTAGGTGCCGTCATCGTTCTTCTTTATGGTCACCGCACGATTGCGGTCCCAAGGCGGCAGGGTCTTCTTCAGGTCCTTCTCGTCCTGCTCGCTGGTGCCAAGTAGGCGGCTACCGTAAGTGGCTATGGCAGCGGTGGCCGCAGCCACGCCACCCAATGCCATCGCCCGCTCGGCAAACTGCTTGGCGGCCTCTTCTCGGGTATTCTGGCTCTTGGCCTTGAGCGAAAGCTCTAGCAGGCGCTTGGTGTGGACGATGTTGTTCTTCGTGTTCCGCAGCACCTCAAACTCAAAGGAGCCGAAGGCGTTGGCCGCACCAATGGCAGAGGCCTGCCTCAGCCTGCGCTTGATGAAGTCGTAGGTGGGGAAGGTGTCGTTGGTGAGGCGAGCAGCCACCTTGTCGATCTCCGTCTTGGAGTAGCCATCTCCACCAAAGAAGGCAACGCCCTCGGGCCCAAGGGCCTCCATTTTCTTGGCGTTGTGCTTCCACAGCGAAAACCTGACAGCCGTGTCAGGAAATCCGTAGACATCGGAGGCCCTGCCGTAGAACTTCTTCCAGCCGTCGCTACTCAGGGCAGAATCCATCAGGGCCGTGATCTCCTGCGAGTCAGCCCCGCCACGGAGCACGCCAAGGGAGCGGGCGTACTTGAGCTCCTGAAGCCTATCCAGCCGCTGCTTGGCCGTGAGGTTGCCGCCCCGCCAGCCCATATCGTAGGCAGCCTCGCGGAAGCCTCTCCAGATGTTCACCGGGTTCACCGAGCCGCTGGAAGCAGCCAAGGCAATGCTGCCAAAGGCCTGCGGGGCCATCGCCTCGGGGATGTTGCCCACCGTCTTCATCGCCTTGGAGAAGCCAGAGAAGGCGAGGAACTTCTTCACCATTCCGTTGTCCCCGAAGAGGTTGGGGTCATTGACGGTGGCATAGGCGTCCGCCCAAGTCTTGGGCACCTTGATGTCGGCTAGGTCGCCGTGGATTGTGGGATTCTCCTGTCCGAAGAGGAGAACGTGCTGCTCATCAAGGCCTTGGGTGTTGCCCTTCTTGCCCACTCCGCTTGTAATGAGGAAGTCGGCCAAATCCCGGTCGTACTTGGCCCGCAGGATGAGCCGATCCTGAGCCTGAAGGGTGATGCCAGCAGCCGTGCCCGGGTCGTCCACCATCCCGAGCCACTCACGGGCAGCAGGGGACAGGTCCTTCTTCTTCTTGAGCGGGGAGGAGAGCCCGCCAATGAGCGTCTTGTCGATGTCGCCACCAGAAGCCAGCAGGCCAGCATCGCCCACCATCCGCTTCATATAGTTGTCCGCGTAGGCCTCAGCCTGATCCCGCGTGATGGGGCTCTTCTTCTTCGCCGCCTCCTTCTCAAACCCGTCAGCCAGCTCGCTCAAGAACTTGTCCCGGGCGGCAGGAACATCCCAGTCCACCCCGCGCTTGGCATTGCCGTCAAAGGCCCGATAGGCGAAGCGACGATATGAGTCCTCATTCCTCACGAATACGTCCTTCATCTTCGGGTAGGCAGCAATCAGCAGCGGCAGGTTGTCCTCACGCTGCTTTTGAAAACGAAGAGCATACTCCCTGAGATCGCCCGGAAGCACGGAAGGGGAGGCGACGCCATCCAACACAGATAGCCAATCTGCCGAGGTTTGGGCCGGATCGGGTGCAGCAGCCACCAGCTTGTTGATGTCGTTGGCCAGCTCGGTGGAGTATTGCTGGCTGGCCCTAAAGCCGTTCTTCAGGCCAGCGCTGCCCTTCACGACATCATCACCGACCACGAACTCAGGCCCAAGGGCGTTCACCGCACCACGGGCTGCGGCCTCCTTGTTGCGGGCAATCAGGGAGGGGATGTGCGTACCACCATATGTGAGCAGGCCATACATCACAGCCGTTCCAAGAGCGTTCTCGTTGCCCTTCTCCCGCTCCTCGTTGTACACGTACAGGCCCACCCCGGTTCCAGCTCCCGCCTGAGCGGCCTGAGCCGCTACAGGATTGCTGATGAGGTTGCCGTTCACCTTGTAGCGGCGCTCCACGGCCCCCAGCGTGCCGCCTAGGACAGCGCCAGCAGCGGCAGGCAGGGCCACCTCTTCCCAAGTGGGGAGGCGGTTCTCGTCAATCGCCACCTCCACGGCCTTGGCGCCTGCCCCCGTGGCTACACCTTGCCCTGCCCGGATGAGAATAGGCTTGAGGTAGCCAGAGGCCCCTTGGATGGCCTTGGCGCCCAAGGAGGCAGGCAGGGCGGACACGGCAGCGCTGGCCACCACTTGGCCCGTGCTTACGTCCTTACGGGCACCCTCGCCAATCTCCATTAGCTGGCGAATGTAGTTGGCCGCCCCGCCCATCAGGGCAGCGCCACCCATAGCCCCAGCCGCCGTACCAGCACCCGGGGCAAGCACCGTTCCGACCGCAGCGCCAGCAATGCCGCCCACAATGGGAAGGCCAACTTCCAAGGCCGTACCAATGGCCGTCGTAGTAATGGACGGTTGGGCCGCGTTTACGACCTCCGTCTTGTTCTCCTGAATCGTCTGATTGGCCTGATTGCTCCCGATCCAGCTCTCCACCTCCGCCGCCGAAGGCTGGGTGTCGGCCTCAACCTCCATTACGCCATACTTGGTGCTTACCGTAAACTTGGGCATAGCTCTATCATAGCCTATTGCCCAAGAGGAAAGCGATCAACGGCGACTGCGACGGGAGCGCATCATCTGCTCAAGCTGGCGAAGCTGCTCCTGATCCCGCATCATCTTGTCCGTGAGGGACCGACTTTCCTTGCGGCTCTTCTCAAGCTCGGCCTTGGAGTATTGCGGGCGGAAGGCTATGGGCCGCTCGGACACCTGATTGATGGCATCACCACGACGCAGCTTGGGCATCCCATACAGGTCTCCCTCGCTGCCTATCGAGGCATTGCTTGCCCGAAGGCTGGGCACGGGGGCCGCCCCGCGAGAGCCTGCTTGGTTGCGCTGGTAGTCCTCCAGCAGCTCGTTAGCGATGCGCTGAGCCTTGGAGTCTAGCTTTACGGTGGTGAGGGCCGTGGCCGCAAGG